TATGAGTGGTATACCTCAGGACCGAGACAACGTTTACAACCGAATGGCTCTATCATTGTGGTAATGACAAGGTGGCACCAAAGGGATTTGACCGGTCAAGTTGTTGATGCGAGTATTAAACGTGGTGGTGCAGACCAATGGGAAGTTATAGAACTCCCTGCTATCTTGCCCTCAGGTAATCCTTTATGGGAAGAGTTTTGGTCGCTTGATGAATTAACTGCTTTGAAAGCAGAGCTACCTAATAGCAAATGGCAATCACAATACCAACAAGACCCTACCTCCGAAGAGGGAGCTTTGATAAAAAGGGAATGGTGGAAAGTATGGGAAGGTAGAAACCCACCGGATTGTGAGTTTATTATTCAGTCTTGGGATACAGCCTTTATGAAAAATCAAAGAGCTGACTTCTCTGCTTGTACTACTTGGGGTGTCTTTTACAAAGAAGATGATGAAGGTAAGTTTGTACCTAATCTTATTTTGTTAGACGCTTACCAAGAAAGACTAGAGTTTCCTGAGTTGAAACGAAAAGCTCAGGATAAATACAACGAATACAAACCTGATGCTTTCATAGTTGAGGCTAAGGCTGCAGGTATGCCTCTGATATTTGAGCTACGTGCCATAGGTATTCCGGTACAGGAATACACACCTAGCAGAGGTAATGATAAGATTTCAAGAGTAAATGCAGTTTCAGATTTATTTAGTTCTGGTGTAGTATGGTGTCCAGAAACAAGGTGGGGAGAAGAAGTGATAGAACAATTCGCAGGGTTTCCTAATATGGAACATGACGATTTAGTTGATAGCAGTACACAAGCATTACTAAGATTTAGACAAGGTGGGTTTATTCCTTTAGAGAGTGACGAGGAAGATGAGCCTTTAGAACATAATAAAGTCGCAGACTATTACTGAGGTACTAAGTGGCAATAGAAAGAAATACTCCGGCTACTCCTATCGAGGGTACGGACGAACTTCCAGAACAGGAAGAGTTATCAATCTCCATAGATAATCCTGACTCCGTGGCAATAGCTACGGAGGACGGAGGAATGATTATTGATTTCGACCCTGAGTCTGAAAATGTAATTCAATCTGGTTTCAATGCAAACCTTGCAGACTTGATGTCAGAAGATGACTTGAATGTCTTGGGTGGCGATTTGATTTCCCAATATCAAGCAGACAAAGACTCACGTTCTGAATGGGAAGAGACCTATGTAAAAGGCTTAGACCAATTAGGTTTGAAGATTGAAGAAAGGACTACACCTTGGGCAGGAGCCTGTGGAGTATTCCACCCTATGCTTAGTGAAGCAGTAATTAGGTTTCAATCTCAATCTATTGCTGAAATGTTTCCGGCACAAGGACCTGTCAGAACAAAGATTGTTGGAAAGATAACAGAAGATAAAACCAAACAAGCAGGTCGAGTACAAGATTATCTAAACTTCTTGTTGACATATCAGATGTCAGAATACAGGACAGAAACGGAAAAGATGTTGTTCTCCTTGCCACTTGCCGGCTCTGCATTTAGAAAGGTTTATTACGACCCAAACTTAGAAAGACCTGCTTCTTTATTTGTTCCGGCAGAAGATGTTGTAGTTAATTATGGAGCAAGTGATTTAGAAACTTGTCAACGTGCAACCCATGTAATGCACAAGTCTACGAATGAAATAAGAAAGAGTCAGGTAGCAGGATTTTATCGTGACATAGATATACCTGAGCCGTCTGATAATCAATCCGATATACGCAAGAAGTATGACGAGATGACAGGCGAGAGCAATACTTATAACTTTGATGATAGGCATACTCTTTTAGAAATGCAGGTAGACCTTGATTTAAAAGGGTTTGAGGACATGGCTAATGGCGAGATGACCGGAATAGCTTTGCCTTATGTTGTCACTATAGATTATCCAAGTGGAACAATACTTAGTATTAGAAGAAACTATTACGAGAATGACCCTAAGAAACTAAGACGTATGCACTTCGTACACTACCAATACTTGCCGGGTCTAGGGTTTTATGGCTTTGGTTTGATACACATGGTTGGTGGTTTAGCTAAGTCAGCAACTTCAATACTTAGACAATTAGTTGATGCCGGTACTTTATCTAACTTGCCGGGTGGTCTTAAAGCTAGAGGCTTGAGAGTCAAAGGAGATGATACTCCTATCATGCCCGGAGAGTTTAGAGATGTTGATGTCCCCGGTGGTGCTATCAGGGATAATATTACTTTCTTACCATACAAAGAGCCTTCGCAAACGCTGTATCAATTACTACAAAATATAGTTGAAGAAGGTAGAAGGTTTGCAAGTATGAATGATATGAAAGTATCTGACATGAATAACCAAGCTCCGGTTGGAACTACCTTAGCTTTGTTAGAAAGAAACATGAAAGTTATGTCAGCAGTACAAGCAAGACTTCATGCTTCTATGAGAAAAGAATTTGAAATACTAGTTGGCATTGTAAAAGACTTTACTGAGCCTTCTTACCCATATGAGATGGACGAAGAAGAGTTTATAAAGGTAGAGGACTTTGATGAAAGAGTAGATGTACTACCGGTCTCTGACCCTAATGCTTCAACTATGGCACAAAGAATTATGCAGTATCAAGCTGCAATGCAGTTAGCTACTACAGCTCCACAGATTTATAATATGCCTGAGCTACACAGACAAATGCTAGAAACACTAGGCATAAGAAACGTAGAAGATATCATACCTGATACAGATGATATTAAACCTGTAGACCCTGTGACTGCAGTACAAAATTTAATTAATGGTCAACCGGTCAAAGCATTTCCGTTCCAAGACCATGACGCTCATATTGAAACTATTGTTGCAGCTCAACAAAATCCTGAGGTCGCTGCAAGTATTGAGCAAAGTCCTAATGCACAAAGCATTGTGGCTAATGCTTCAGCGTATGTTAATCAACACTTAACTATGAAGTTTAGAAAACAAGTAGAAAGAGAAATGGGTATTGAACTACCACCAGAGGGTGAGCCTATTCCACCAGATGTTGAGAAGCGTATATCTGAATTAGTTGCAGAAGCTGCACAAAGAGTTGCTATAACTTCACAAGCTAAAGAGCAACAAGAAAGAATTGCACAGCAACAGCAAGACCCATTACTGCAAATGAAAGATAGAGAGATTGCAGTTAAAGAAGCTGAAGTACAAAGAAAGATTGCAGAGAGTTCTGCAAGGCTACAGCTTGATGCAGAGAAAGCAATTAACAGAGATGAAATTGAAAGAGAAAGAATTCAATCTCAAGAACAAATAGCCGGAGCTAAAATAGGACAGCAGGTTGCTAGTGATTTGCTAGAAGTTGATGAAACTAGAAAGGCAGAGGCAAGAGAAGATTTCCAAAAAGGTATTGACATAGCTAGACAAATAGTCGAAGATGTCAATAAGAATGAGTAATGATGTCAAAGAGCAATCACTTTCACAGTTTTTAAAGAGAAGGCTAAATGATATCATTAGGGAGCATGAACAACATATAGCAACAGGCAATCTAAAAGATTACCCTGACTATAAAAGATTATGTGGAATTATCGAGGGATTATCCCTTGCAGAGCGTGAAATGTCGGATTGGAAGAAAAGACATGAAGAGCGTGAATAGGTACTCGACTCCTAAAGTCGTGCAAATATATGAGTGAAGTAAAACTAGAAAATATCCCAGACCCAGAGAGTGTAAAAGCTCCACCCGTAAAAGAAGATGTTAAGACACAGCTACCTGACCCTAAAGGTTGGAAGATATTAGTAGCTATGCCACAAGCAGATGAAAAGACGGAGGGTGGTATTATTAAAGCCTCACAAACAATCAAAGACGAAGAAGTATCTAATATATGTGGATATGTCTTAAAGATTGGACCTGAAGCCTATAAAGATAAACAAAGATTTCCTTCAGGACCTTGGTGTCAAAAAGGAGATTGGGTAATCTTTAGAGCTTACTCAGGTACTCGTATGGTCATGTATGGACAAGAGTTTCGTTTAATAAATGACGATACTGTGGAAGCAGTCGTTGATGACCCAACAGGAGTAGTAAGAGCATGAGCAATACTGAAATCATAAATGAAGAGCCGATTATAGATAGTCAGCCTACCACGTCCGAAGAAGAAAAATTCTTTGGCAAAACAATGGAAGTCGATAATACAGTTCCAGAAGATTTATCTGTTGAGATTATAGATGATGTTCCTGCAGAAGATAGACGACCTCCACGAGATGAAAGCGTTGAAGAAGTAGAAGTTGATGATGACACGCTAGATGCTGAGATAACCGACTACTCTAAGAGAGCCGGTGACAGAATTAATAAATTAAAATACGACTACCATGAGGAACGTAGAGCTAAAGAACAGGCTACTAGAGAGTCGCAAGAAGCAATACAAAGACTGTCAGCTCTTATGGAAGAAAATAAAAAGCTACAAGCTTTAGTAGACCAAGGTGGAGAAGTATTAAATAAACAAGCAGCAAACAATGCTTTATGGGCAAAACAAAATGCACAAGCAATGTATAAGTCTGCTTATGAGGCAGGTGACGCAGATAAAATGGCTGAGGCTCAAGAACAACTTTCTAAAGCAGTTCTTGCAGAGCAAACAGCTAACAATATGTCTCAGCAAGTACAAACACAAATACTTAATGACTTGCCGGTTGAGGAAAAACCTGAACAACAACCTCAACAAATAGATGAAGATTTACAAAGGTGGGCAGCTAAAAACCCATGGTTTATGGGTACTGAGCCAATCCACAAAGAAATGTCATCATATGCTATGTATGTTGACAACGCATTAAGAACTAATGGCATAGACCCTGCTAAAGAAGCAGAGAAGTATTATGCAGAAGTAGATAAAGAAATGCGTAATAAGTTCCCGAATTTTTTTGGTATTCAACAAACACCTTCGGAAGAAGTGGTTGAAACAAAAGATAGACAACCTCAAACAGTTGTTGCCGGTGCCACGAGGAACACCGGAAACTCTAAACCCTCGCAAGTACGTCTGACCCAGACTCAAGTTAAGATAGCTCGACAACTTGGTATAAGTCCGGAGCAGTATGCAAATCAATTATTAAAGGAGCAAGTATGACAGAGCAAGATAACACATCAAATGAAAATGAAGTGGAGGAAAGTTCTGTGAACTCCTCTGACCAAGAGCGTTCCCCTAGGGGATTAGATAGCCGAGAGGCTACCCAACGTTATCAGAATTGGGAAAACACAGCCAATCTACCTGACCCAGACCCACAAGAAGGGTGGGTTTTCAGATGGGTAAGAACTTCCTTAGTTGGAAATTCTGACAACCCTAATGTATCTAAAAGTTTTCGAGATGGTTGGTCACCTTGTCGTTTAGAGGACCACCCAGAACTACAGATACATATGCAAGACCATAATTCAGAATGGGCAGCAAAAGGTAATATAGAAGTTGGTGGATTGCTATTATGCAAAATGCCGGAAGAACGAGCGAAAGCACGTGAAAAGCATTTTTCAGATATGGCACAACAACAGGTTGAAACTGTTGATAACACTTACTTCAAAGACCAAGATAGTAGAATGGCAACTAAACAAGTTTACGAACGCAAATCAAAAACGACTTTTGGTAAAGACTCATAGAGTCTTTTAATTAATAATTTTTTTCTGCAACTATTTGCAGAGGAGTAAACAATTATGGCTTCAACAGCTTCACCTATGGGTGCAAGACCAATGGGGTCGTTAGTATCGTGTGCTTACAATGCGAAGATTACTCACTATAAAATTAACAACGCTTATGCTACTGATATTTTTTATGGTGACTTTGTTAAGTGGGCAGACAACAACCCAAACACTACAATCCAAAAGGATACAGGAACTACTTCCATGACTCCTATTGGAGTATTTTTAGGTTGTTCGTATACTGACCCTTCAACCGGTCAAACTACTTTTAATCAATATTATCCTGCTAGTACAGCAGCAGATGATATTATGGCATACGTTGCTTCTGACCCTTTTCTGATTATGCAAATGCAATCAGACGAGGCTTTAGACCAAGATGACTTAGGCAAGAACGTAGCAGTTGTACAAACTGCAGGGTCTACTTCTATTGGCACAAGCAAAAATGCAGTAGATGGGAGTACAGCTAACACTACCAATACACTACCTTTAAAGATTATCGACTTTGTCGATGGTCCTGATAGTGCAATTGGTGATGCAAAAACTGATGTACTTGTAATGTTTAACGTAGGACATCAGTTGCTTAACGCAACAGGTATCGGATAAGGAGAATAAATTATGGCTGCTATATCAAGAGCAAATGAGCTTAAACAGCTCCTTCCGGGTCTTAACGCATTATTTGGCGAAGAGTACAACAACTACGAAAACGAGCACGAAGATATCTACGTGACTGAAAACTCTGAAAGAAGTTTCGAGGAAGAGTTAAAGTTATCAGGTTTCGGAGCTGCTCCTGTTAAAGACGAGGGTGCTGCTATCAGTTATGACACAGCTCAAGAGTCTTTTGTAGCTCGTTATACTCACGAAACTATTGCAATGGGATATGCTATAACTGAAGAAGCAATGGAGGATAACCTCTATGTTTCGCTTTCAGCTAGATACACTAAAGCTTTAGCTAGAGCTATGGCTTACACCAAGCAAGTAAAAAGTGTTGTTCCTTTGAACAATGGTTTTACTTCCTTTAATGGTGGTGATGGTGTGACTCTATTTAGTACAGCACACCCATTAGTTAATGGTGGTACAAATAGTAATAGACCTGCCACAGGTGCTGATTTGAACGAAGTATCTTTAGAAGATGCAATTATTCAAATCGGTGGATACACAGACGAAAGAGGTCTGAAAATCGCTGCCAGAGCAAGAAAGTTAATCATACCTTCTGCTCTTCAGTTTGTAGCAACTAGACTGCTACAAAGTGACTACCGAGTAGGAACAGCAGATAATGACATTAACGCTATTAAAACTAATGGTGTTATTCCAGAAGGTTTCTCAGTTAACCATTATTTAACTGACCCTAATGCCTTCTTCATTACTACTGACATTCCTGACGGAATGAAGCACTTTGTAAGAAGTCCAATGACTACAAGCATGGACGGGGATTTTGACACAGGAAACGTTAGATACAAGGCTAGAGAAAGATATTCCTTTGGAGTATCAGACCCTCTAGGTATCTTCGGCTCTCCGGGGTCAAGCTAAGAATTAAGGGAGGACTTCGGTCCTCCCTTTTTCTACATCTAGGATTAATTAATTTCTCTATCAACTGACCTAGCAGACAAGCCAAGATGATAGAGTTTTTCCTTTAAGGAGGGAATAATGGCAACAACTACATTTACAGGACCTGTTAAAGCAGGGACTATCAAAGACACAACCGGAACTACTGTAGGTACTGATGTCGCTAATACCGGCTCAGTTGTTATGGCACAATCTGCAGTTGTAGATATTCTTGGTGCAAGTCACTTAAACCAAGTAATAGCTACTATACCGGCTAATTCACAAATTATTGATGTCGTATTAAACGTCACTACTGTTAATAATGATGGTGGTGCAGCTACTGTATCTATTGGTACAGCAGCAGACGGAAATGCTTTTATTGATGGACAAAATGTAAAAGCACTTGCAACAACAAGAGGTACTTTAGATACTGAAGCTACTGATGTTGGAACTACTGACATTCAAGTTCTAGCCGACTTCACCGGAGCAAATGGTGACTCAACCACCGGAGCTGCTACGGCAACAGTCTTATATATCCAAAACAACAATCTAAGTTAAAGGTAAATTATGGCAGATGCAGTCACAAGCCAGACTATTATAGATGGCGACAGAAACTGTGTTATGAAATTTACCAATGTTAGTGATGGCACGGGTGAAAGTGCTGTAGCTAAAGTAGACGTTTCTGCTTTATCTGCTAACTCAGAAGGAACAGCTTGTTCCGGAGTTAAAATAGTACGAGTAAGCCATGCCATTGTTGGTATGTCTGTTCAATTATTTTTTAATGCTAATGCTAATGTTTTAATCATGGAGTTGGCAGAAAGTAGTAATGGGCATATGGACTATTCGGATTTTGGTGGTATTCCAAATAATGCAGGAACAGGAAAGAATGGTGACGTTCTTTTCACAACTAAGGGTGCTAGTAATGGGGATACCTATTCTATTACTCTTGAAATGATAAAAACGTATTAAGGAGTTAATATGGCAAGTAAGAAAGCAATTATTTCTACAAGTGGTTTTCCCCCACAGTATTTTGTTTTACAAGCAAATGCTGAAGGTATATATGAAGTTGTATTCGGACCTGACCCTGATTTAGCAGACGCTCAAAGAAAAGCAGATGAACTAAATGGTGTCAGAGCTAGAACAGCAAAAGGTCACTATGTGGCTGATGACCCTTCAACACCTGATGTAAATGAAGCATATGTAGGTGGAAAAGCACCAAAGAAAAAAACAACTAAGAAAAAACCCGTAGCTAAAAAGAAAGCTACTACAAAAAAGAAGTGAGGTAATTATGCCGGGCGACATGAAAAAAAATAAAAAGATGTCTTATGGACATGGTGGTGGTCTTAAAAAAAATAAACATCAAACCTATATGGGTGGTGGTGTTATGAAAAAGAAGGCACCAATGTCTGCTATGTTCCGTGGTGGTAAGACAGGCAAATAATGTCAGGAGCTAAGAAGGACTCTCGTTTAAAAAGGGCAGGAGTATCAGGTTATAACAAACCTAAGCGTACTCCTAACCACCCTAAGAAGTCTCATATTGTTGTTGCTAAAGAAGGCAACAAAGTAAAAACTATTAGGTTTGGACAAAAAGGAGCTAAGACTGCAGGTAAACCTAAAGCAGGAGAGTCTGCACGTATGAAAGCAAAACGAAAATCCTTCAAAGCTCGTCATGCAAAAAATATTAAAAAAGGTAAGATGTCAGCAGCTTATTGGGCAGATAAGGTGAAGTGGTGAGTAGAGCAAAAAAATCTAAATCAAGAGTTAATGAAGCAGGTAATTATACAAAACCTACTATGCGTAAAAATCTTTTTAATAGAATTAAAGCAGGTAGCAAAGGTGGTAAGCCGGGTCAATGGTCTGCACGTAAAGCTCAGATGTTAGCTAAACAATATAAAGCTAAAGGTGGTGGATACAAATGAATAAGAAACTTAGAGAAGTTCCTGAGGGAAATAAAGGTTTAAGTAAGCTTCCTACTGATGTTAGGAATAAAATGGGATTTATGAAAGCAGGTGGTTTAACTCCTGCACAAAAAAAACAAATGAAAGAACATGGTAAACATCATTCTAAAAAGCATATGTCTGCTATGGAAAAAATGATGGAAGCCGGTAAGAGTTTTGAAAAAGCTCATAAAGCTGCTATGAAAAAAGTCGGTAAGTAATGCCTTTAAAAAAGTCACAAAGGTCTTTAAAGAATTGGACTAAACAAAAATGGAGAACAAAGTCTGGTAAACCTTCGGGCAAAACAGGAGAGCGTTATCTACCGGAAAAAGCAATTAAAGCTTTATCTTCTGCAGAATATGCAGCTACTACAAGAGCTAAAAGAAAAGGAACTAAAAAAGGCAAACAGTTTGTAAAACAACCAAAGAACATTGCAAAAAAAACAGCGAGGTACAGATGACGATAGCTAGAACTAATATGCAAGAACAGATTGAAAAGTCTGGTAAAAAAAAACAAAAAATCATAACCCAAGAAAAGCGAGGAGACATAACAGTAATAAGAGTTAGATATGGCGACTAGTGGAACTTACGGATTTAATTTAGATATCACAGAACTTATGGAAGAGGCATTTGACCTCTGTGGTTTATCTATGATGTCAGGTGGAGATTACAACACAGCTAAACGTGCATTGGATTTAATCTTTTTAGAATGGCAAAACAAAGGACTTAATCTTTGGAAAGTAGAACAAGGCAGTATAACTTTGACTGCAGGTACAAACTTATATGATGCAGAAAGTACAGCATTAGAAGTAGTTGATGCTGTAATTAGAACTGATGCAGGAGATGTAGCAGACCAATTTGACCAACGACTTACAAGGATAAGTAGAACTGAATACAACCATCAAGCTAAAAAACTTTTGCAATCTAAGCCGACACAATACTATGTTGATAAAGGATTGACATTAAAGATAGGAGTTTGGGCAACACCTGACTCAAAGCAAACCTATACTTTGCTATATGATTACATAAAAAGAATTGAAGATGCAGGTGGTAATGCAAGTGTAAATCCAGATGTTCCTGCTAGATATTTACCATGTTTGACTTATGCTTTGGCATACAACATAGCTTGTAAGAATGACCAATCTCAAAGTCGAATACCTATGATAAAGCAAAGGTATGATGAACTTTGGAAAGAAGTATCAGAAGCAGATAGAGAAAGAGCTGCTATAAGATTTGTGCCTAATACTAATAGTTATTAACCATGGCATATGCAGCAGGTAAAAAAGCAATTGGTATCTGTGATAGATGTGGCTTTACCTACAAACTTAAAGATTTAAAATACGAAGTACAAGACCAAAAGAAAACAGGCAGTAGAATATGTCCGTCTTGTATAGACCCTGACCAACCTCAATATAGAATAGGAGAGGTAGATACTTCAGACAATATAGGTTTATACAATCCTAGACCTGACTCAGGAGAGGCAGCCTCTACAAGTTATTTTGGATTTAATCCATTGAACAGTACAGGCATGGTCATAAGAGGAGGAATAGGCTTTAGCACAATAACAACAACTAATGTGCCAAGTCCTAGTCCTAGTCCTTCGCCTAGTCCTTCGCCTAGTCCTAGTCCTTCACCTAGTCCGGCTAATGTATCTGTTCAATTAACTCAAAACCAATTAACATCATACTTAAATGCTGTTAGTGCCTTAGCAATAACGAACTATGTAGTCACAGTACAAGCTTATGGTGGAGGTAATCGTTTTTATATTGACTCTGTTAGACAACCTACATTGACTTTAGAAGAGGGTAAGACTTATAGGTTTGACCAAAGCAATGCCGGTAATGCAACTCACCCATTAAGATTTTCTACAACTTCTGATGGAACTCATGGAGGAGGAAGTGAATATACAACAGGCGTGACAACATATGGAACTCCGGGTAATGCAGGAGCATACACACAAATAACTGTAGCTGTTGGAGCACCTACTCTTTATTATTACTGTACCAATCATAGTGGTATGGGAGGACAAGCAAATACACCATGACATATAGCGAATTAAAATCTTTAATACAGAATTATTTAGAAAACAACGAAACTTCGTTTGTTTCTAATTTGCCTGACATTATTAAACAAGCAGAAGAAAGGATTGTTAAATCCGTAAAACTTCCAAACTTTAGAAAAAATGTCACCGGTCAATTGACTGCAAATAATGAATATTTATCTACACCCTCAGATTTTTTAGATAATTTTTCTTTAGCTGTTTTTAGTGGACAGTCTCAAAACTTTTTATATTTTAGAGATGTAAACTTTATTAGAGAAGCATACCCAGATAAAACAGCAACAGGAACACCACAACATTATGCTCTTTATGATGATGATACTTTTATAGTGGCACCAACTCCAAGTTTAAATTTAACAGTAGAGCTACATTATTTTTACAAACCTGCTTCTATTACAGCAGGAGCAGAGAGTGGAACAACTTGGTTATCAGTAAATGCAACAAATGCTTTGTTATATGGCTGTTTAATAGAGGGTTATGTATATATGAAGGGAGCACAAGATATGTTAGCTGAATATGAAAAAAGATATTTTCAAGCTATATCTAGATTGAAAAACTTAGGGGAAGCAGACAATACTATAGATACCTATGCTGAGGGTATGTTAAGACAGAAGAGGACATAATGTTTACAGTTGATATAGAAACAACTACAGGTACTGTTGGAGTACAGACAACAGAAAATAAAGGTTTAAGTCCTGAGTATTGGACAGATAGAATTGTTGAAAGGTTAGTTTCAATAAGTGACACAGCAGACCCTATGGTTAAGGCACAAGCTGAAGCATTTAGAGACTCTATACAACAACTTATCCTGCACTATCTAAAACAAGCAGTAGCTAGTGATAGAAGTACAGTTGCAGGTTTATTAGAAAAACAAGGTCATAAAGATATGGCTGAAATTATAAGGAGGCTGTAATGGCAATTTCTCAAGCAATGTGTACTTCGTTTAAAGTTGAACTTATGACAGGTACGCACAATTTTACAAACAGTAGTGGTAATGCTTTTAAGTTAGCTTTGTACACAAGCTCGGCTACACTTGGTGCAGCTACAACTGCTTTCTCAGCAACTAATGAAGTTTCTGGTACAGGTTATACTTCTGGTGGAGGAGCATTAACAAATGTGACACCAACCTCAAGTGGAACAACTGCATTTACTGATTTTGCTGATTTAACTTTTAGTAGTTCTACAATAACTGCTAATGGTGCTTTAATTTATAACAGCACTAATAGTAATAAAGCTGTATGTGTATTAGCTTTTGGTGGAGATAAAAGTTCTACTAATGGTGACTTTACAATACAATTTCCAACACCTGACGCTTCAAACGCAATTATTAGAATAGCTTAATGGCATTTGTTCTTAACGATAGAGTAAAAGAAACAACAACAACTACAGGAACAGGCACAGTAAACTTAGCAGGTGCTGAAACAGGTTTCGAGTCATTTGTTGCAGGTATTGGTAATTCCAATACAACTTACTATGCTATCGTTCATCAAAGTTTAGACGAGTTTGAAGTTGGTTTAGGAACTATAACAGACGCAACTCCAGATACTTTAGCGAGAACTACAATTATTAGTAGTTCTAACTCTGACTCTGCAGTAAATTTTTCTGCAGGAACTAAAGATGTATTTTGTACACTACCTGCAAGTAAAGCTGTAGTTTTACCTGCTTCTGGAGATATGACTCTTGATGTTCCCGGAAGTATTATTTTAGATGCTGACAATAATGGAGAGGTATCTTTTCAAGATGCTGGAACAGAAATAGGTAAAATTTTTAATAGTTCTAGTGATTTTGCTTTTGAGGCAGGGGTACAAGATAAAGATATAATTTTTAGGGGTAATGATGGTGGTACAGGAATTACTGCCCTTACTCTTGATATGTCAAATGGTGGTGCTGCAACATTTAATAATGGTGTGACTGCAACTTACAATGGAACTTATCAAGGAACAATAGCTACTTCTGCACAGTTTGGAACTAATGGTTGGATAAATTCTACAGATGGTGCAAATAGATTTTATTTTACTGCAAGTAGTGGCTCAACTTATATAAAAATAAATAGCTATGTTTATTTTCAAGATACTTCTAGTGGAGCTAATAGATTTTCTGTTGATGGTAGTGGTAATTTAGTTGTTGCAGGAAATGTCACAGCTTATGGCTCTCCCTCTGATATAAGACTAAAAGAAAATGTAGAAGTTATAGATGATGCCTTAGATAAAGTAAAACAATTAAAAGGTATTACTTACGATTTAAAATCAGATGGTAATAGATTGACAGGACTTATAGCACAAGATTTAGAAAAAGTTTTGCCGGAAGCTGTATATACAGAAAAAGATTTAGAAACTGAAGAAGAACATTTAGCTATTCGTTATGGCAATACAGTAGGTCTGTTAGTAGAAGCTATAAAAGAATTAGAAGCTAGAGTAAAAGAATTAGAGGATAAGTAATGGCATTTCCTTCAACTACAGTTTCAATGTCTCAAATGAATACAGAAAGAGGTTTGGCTGCTACTACAACTGTTTCCATAAATAATACTGAAGTTAAACAAATGGCTTATCAGTATAATCAACCAAGTTCAACATCTGTAAATCTTGCACAATGGCGAAGTAAAAATGGTTTCTCAAATCAATATACTTTTACTATAGGTTGGGATAATCAAACTACAGCTTCTGGTCCCGGAGTTGCAGCGACATCAACTTATTATTGGGGTTATGAAAATGTTGCAACAGGCACACATGATGCAGGACATGACCCTGTGACAAATTATATGGGTCGTTGTCCTATTAATTATCCGAGTCTTTATCAAACAGGTATTTATAATTATACGACTGCATCTAGAGGAGTAGTACCTTTATTAAATTTTAAAGGTTTAAGGCGTACATCTCCATCATCTTCAGGGTCAGTAGCTAGTCCGGGTCCCGGTCCTTTACGTCTTGAATATGGAGGAGACTTATCTGTTCCAAAAACTTATCCTAGTTCAACTGCAAACGGAGGTTGGACAACAATGAACATAGCTAATCCTGCATATAATGTAAATTATCCTAGAGCTAGTGGTACATTTAGTATGTTTACAAATTTTACATATTTGTCGCCCGGTTGGTTTTCTGTTAGTTGGACTTGGTCAGGTCAACCTGCTTGGGCAGGTAATGGAACATTTTATCCTTTTGGTCCTGCACCTACTTCACCCGGTTTTCCTGCTACAGGAAGCACTACAAATACTGTCACATTCACATAATGATATTGTTATAATAACAAAATGGTAGCAGGTAAAAGAAAAGATATTGATGAAAATGGTAAAGAGTTTTGGCGTTTAACATTTGAAGGAACATATAGACATAAAGACGTTAATTATTATATGGAATGGAGTGAGCAAGACTCTAAATTACTTATAGATGAATATGGAAATTTTGATAAAGAAGGAGCAGAAACACTAGAAACTTGGCATAAAGAAGCTGAAGCATATAGTCATGCAATACAAAGGAATGAGTCTTTTTTATACAGAACTGATATTTATGATGAAGTATATGTAAATCAAAAGCTTGTAAGAAAAGATTGGAATATTGCAACAGGCGAGGGTCCGGCTCTTTTAGAAAAAGTAAAGGCTGCATTTCCTAAAGAAGAAGAAGTATGGGAGTCAGGTGAATTAAATGTTATAGGAACTTACTTTGCTCCTGATGGTGCTCCTTTAAGACCTCCATACAAAAATACTAATTCTATTAGTATGTATCATGTACAAAGAGAGCCTAGTCGATATCTCTTACAAAGTTATGGAATAGACCCTGATAGTCATACATGGTGTCCTTGGTATGGATTAAAATACGATTTAGAAACTAAAGAGAGATTACTCAAAGCTGTTTATTATGGAATAAAACAAACTGCAGATATTCCTAGACCGGAAGGTTTGCCTAGTGATATTAACCCTTATTGGTATTATTTTGCAGACATATACAATGAAGATGGCAGTAAATGTCAAGAGAGGGATATATTTTTATTTGCAACTGATGAATTGTTTCGACCTTGGTGCGAAAAATATGGACATACTTTTCCTATACCTGATGAAAAGTTAAAAGATGATGTATGGTGTTATGGAATAGTTTATGACTGTGAAACGCTAGAAGTAAAACAAGTAAAAGGTTATATAAGGTATAGATTAGATGGAACATAGTTTTTTGAAAGCAGTAGAACAAGCTGATGATAAATTTTTTCAAACTATAGAAAAAGAAAAAATTAATTTTTTACAAAATAGATTTCAGGAACAAGGTTTTGTTTTAGTAAAAAATTTTTTATCTGAAGAGATAGTTAATTTATTTAATGATACTTTTGAAATACATTATGCTGCTGCTCAATATCTAGATAAATATTATAACAATACCATACCAAATTCTTTTACTAAGCATGATTTAGCAGCACCTCTTTATGGAAAGTTTGGCTCATCAGACAGTAAAAATTGGTTTACAAAAGGAAGTTTGCACATATATGCCTTTCCTTTTGGAGAGGCTATATTAAAAAAACAAAAGCCATTAGTAGAAAAAATATCACAGCAAGATTTAGATTTAACAAATTCTTTTTGTAGGAAATATGCAAAGGGAAGTATTTTAGGAAAACACAAAGATAGACCTGCACTTCAAGTTTCTGCTACAGTTTGTCTGGGTGGAGAAAAGTGGGAAATATTTATAAAAGATAAAACAGATAATACACATAGCATAACTATGAGTGCAGGTGACGCTATAGTATATTTAGGCACAGAGCTTGAGCATTGGAGAGAGGAGCTAAAAGAAGGCGAAGTTAATATGTGTTTTTTACACTATTGTAAAAAAGACTCAGAATGGGTTTTAGATGGTAGAGAATTTTTAGGACAAATAAAATAAACGGGGTTAAATATGTTTGGGAAAATAGGTATGTTTCATGGAGACCAAGGAGTAAGTCCAGAACTTTGCAATGAAATAAATGAAGAAATATTAAATAAAATAGAGCCACAAGAGGGAGAAATAGGTGCAGGTACAGCAGGAACTCAAGATAATGTTGTAAGAAGTACAGCAATACGTTGGGTAAATCCATATACTGAAGAACTCTATAACAAGCTTATAGCAGTAATAATGCCGTATATTCATACTTGTAATCGAACAAACTATTGCGTAGATATTTCAGGTGGGTGTAATGAAATACAACATACTGAATACACAGAAGGTCAGCACTATAGATGGCACATGGATACAGATTTTGCTCCTCTTGAAATCAATACGCAAAGATATGCGATGGAAAGAAAATTAAGTATTACCATACAACTATCAGACCCAGATAGTTATGATGGTGGAGATTTAGAATTTTTTGAAAGAGAAATAAATTTACCTAAACATTTAGTAAGAAAACAAGGAACAGTAATTATATTTCCTTCTTTTTTACAACATAGAGTCACAATGGTAAATGAAGGAACAAGGCACTCTCTTGTATCTTGGATAGAGGGAACGCCATGGAGATAACACAATATGTTTGGAATAACAGCTTTTGCTCAATCGCCTTTTGCAGGATTGGGCAGTATCACAGGAAATGCTTCTTTTGTACCGGTAGGCTTTGAACTTAACGGCTCTGTTAATTCTGTCACTCCTGTAATTACAGTAAGCTTTATAGTCAATCAAGGATTTGGTCAAACAGAGTTAGGTACTGTTGCAGTTAGTGGAGATGCAAGACTACATGAGTTTATTGTTGGTGTACAAGGAGTATCTGCTGTAGGGTCAATACAAAATACAGCAGGTGCTATTGTAAGTGTCACAGGTGTAGTTGCACTATCTGCTGTTGGAAATGCTGTAGTATTTGGTGGCTCTGTGTCAGGTGTATCTTCATCAGGAAAAACTTTAGCTCTTGGAGAAGAAACAATAATAGGTGACTGTAATATCACAGCAGCACAAGTAGGAGATGCAACAGCTACAACTGCACTAGGCTCTATAAGTTTACAAACTGTTAATGTAATACCTATGACAGGTTTGAGCAGCTCTGCTTCGTTAGGTACAGTAGTAGTAATTCCGGAATGTAAAGTTAATGTTTCGGGAGTAAGTACAAGTGGCAGTTTAGGTATTATAAATATTTGGGGTCTGGTTAATGATGACCAAGTTCCAAATTATTATCCCGTTAATGATAGTCAATCTGCAGGATATTCTGAAGTTAATACAACTCAAAATCCTGATTGGACTGACGTAGCATAATTTTTTAAAAGAGGAACAATATGGCAAGTACATATGATAACGATTTGCGTTTGAATGAAATGGCAACCGGTGACCAAAGTGGTACATGGGGTGACACTACAAACTTAAATTTACGTTTGATAGCAGAAGCCTTCTCATATCAAACAGACGCAACATTTACAACAGATGCAAACAAGCAAGTGACCATAGCAAATGGAGCTTCTGATAAATACAGAGGTATGTATATTAAAGTCACGTCTACAGTTAATGGTACTCTTTCTGCTACTAGAGATTTAGAAGTCTTGCCTAGAACTGCATCAAAAGTTTTATTTGTAGAAAACTCAACAACCGGTGGTCAATCTATTGTTGTTAAACAAGGCTCTGGAGCTTCTGTGACTGTTCCTAATGGCAGTTGCAAATTATTATTTTTAGATGGAGCAGGTACAGGTGCTGCTGTATATGATGGCTTAAATAATTTAGCTTTGAGTGGTGACCTAACTATAGAAGGTGACGATTTAAAAATGGGTACTAATACTAGTGGTCATATGCTGATTGCAGATGGTACTAATTTTAATCCTGTAGCTATGAGTGGAGACGCAACCATAGCAGGGAATGGTGCACTAACCATAGCTAACGATGCAGTAGAACAAGCTATGATTGCAGATGATGCAGTTGGTGCAGACCAATTAGCTTCAGACGCAGTTGTCAATGCTAGTGTAGATGCTAATGCTGCTATTGCTTTTAGCAAGATGGCAAACCTAACTATTAATAGAGCTTTAGTTTCAGATGGTAGTGGAGATGTCACACCGGCAACTACAACGTCTACAGAGATAGGTTATGTAAATGGAGTCACATCAGCAATACAAACACAATTAAATTCAAAGCTAGGCAATACTGCTAATGCTTGGCAAACTTCGAGCGAGGGTGACCAAAGGTTTTATTTTGCAAATAGTGGCGAGACTATCTTAAAAGCAGATGGAAGTCATCTATTCAGAAATGCTTCTGATACAGTTGTTGTAGAATTAACTTCTGCAGGTATAGGCAGATTTGATAATGATGTTGTTGCTTACTATTCATCAGATGAAAAGTTAAAAGAAAATATAAAAGATATACAAAGTCCATTAGAAAGATTGAGCAAAATCAGAGGTGTGACTTTTGATTGGAATGATAAACAAGAAGCATATGAAGGAAGTGATATAGGTGTCATAGCACAAGAAGTAGCCAAACAATTTCCTGAGCTGACCACTACTCGTTCCGATGGATATATGGCAGTAAAGTATGAAAAACTTACTGCTGTATTAATTGCAGCAGTAAATGAGTTAGCTGATGAAGTTCGTGGTAATAGAGAATTGATAAAAGTAATGGAAGCTATTTTAGCTGCAGATAAAACACCGGAGCAAACTGACTAATGCCATTACCTAGTTCAGGACAAATAACTCTAAATGAAATGCACGTTGAGGCTAGTGGCACTTCTGGAACACAGTCGAACATAAATTCTGCACCAATACGAGGTTTAATAAATAAATCAGCAAGTGTACAGATGGCTTTTACAGAATGGTATGGAGCTTCTTCTGGACCTCCACCTGCGATTGCTGCAACAGGAACAACTACACAAATGCACACAATGGTTTATGTTCCTTTTAATAATCCTTTTGCTAATGTAGATGGTTATGTAAATGGACCTGTGACTCTTTCTCCTTCAGATATGGGTGGATTTAACCCTGCCGGAGTACCTTATGGAAGCAGCACTCTTGGCTCTTGCTCTCCTTCTACATATACCGGTTGGTCAGGAGCTCAATTTTCTTCATCTATTTCATACCAAAAAACAAATTTTGGTAATGCTCGTTTAGAAGTCACATTCAATCAAAGAAGAACTAATAGTAATTGGAATACAATGAGACACTCTCAAACAATAAATGGACAACTAACAATTCCAAGAACAAGTATGGCTTATGCAACATATTGGACTCCCGGACAACCTACTACGACAGGTCAAACAAAATATACATATACTGCACCTCCTGCTTGGAATACAATTTATTATCAAAATAGTCAAACAAACTACGTATATTGGACATAGCATGAAAGATGAAGCTTTAAATAAAATACACTCACATGAAAGAGAATGTACTATTAGATATGAAAATTTAGAAAAAAGATTAGAAGAAGGCTCTAAAAGATTTGTACGTATTGAGTTGCTTATATATGGTTTATATGCAGGTATGGCAGCAATAGAAATAACTTCGAGGTTTGTATGAAATTATTTATTACAGAATTTACACATGATGAAAAAAGATATTCAGGACCTACTATAGTAGCTGAGACTTTGCAGATAGCAGAGGACTCTGCTGCAGATTTAGGTGTAGAGGTAGTTGGGGAACTAGACAGTTTGGTTTCAGTATTATTAGAGTCAATGTGGGAGGCAGACGAAAACAAAGTCTTGCATTGAATAGCGAGTTAGTTTTTGTAGTAGTCTTGAACATTTCATTCCTGCTAGGTTTGCTTGGATTAAAATTTTATTTGAAAAGACGAGCTGAAAGAAATATGAAAGCTTATCTTAGATATTTAAGAAACAAGAGAAAATATAATGTACGAATATAAATGCACAATAGATAGAGTAGTAGATGGCGATACTGTAGACGCTACTCTAGATTTAGGGTTTTCTGTTTTATACAAAAGTAGAGTAAGACTTTTTGGTATAGATACTCCTGAGTCTAGAACAAGAAACAAAGATGAAAAAGCTAGAGGCAAACTAGCTGCTAAGTTTTTGGGTGATGCTATAGAAAAAGCAGATACTGTAATTATCCGTACAGAACTTAGAGACTCTAGAGGAAAGTTTGGTAGAGTTTTAGGAACAATAGTTTGTGATGGCGTAGATATAAATAATGCTATGGTAGAAAATTATATGGCAGCAAAATACTTTGGACAAAACAAAACTGCAATAGAAGCTGTACATCAGTCTAATAGAACTAAATTAATTGAGCTTGGTTTGTTTGAGCCTGTTGAATAATGGACGATATAGTAAGGCTAATAACTGAGTTAGGATTTCCTGTAGCTGCAGCTTTAGGTCTTGGTATATTTGTATGGAAGTTAATAAACAGAATTATAGATGGCATGGAGTCTAAGATTGATGTAGTTGATGACAAAGTAAATGAACAACTAAAAGCTATGGAAGGTAGATTGCAACAGAAACTAGACTCACAACAAGGCATTTTGGTATCACTTATAGATAGAGTAAGAAGTGTAGACAATGAAATAATAAGACAAGATACATTATTAAAAACAATGTTAGGTGTGCCACAATTAGTACAGAAAGATAAAATAGCAAAGGCAGATAGAGATGACCAAAGAAAAGATTAAAAGAAAAAGAGGCAGACCTTCTAAGGCAGAAGTAGCTGCAAGAAAAAAAGCAGAGCAAAAAGACTTAGCTTTAATTATTTGTATGTATGTTGGTTTATTCATAGTCATAGCATTTTGTGTAAATCTAGCATTAGCAGATGAAATGAATTTTAAATTTAAGTCTCCAAGTTTTTCAGGTGTAAATACATCTCAACACTATTTAACAATAGAAAATCAAGAACATACTAGATACAAAACATTACAAGAAGAAGTAGAAGCTTTAGTAGAACAAGCAGAAAGAGATGAACAAAATACCACAACTGCAAGATTTATAAGAAACTTTGAAACAAGAGTTTATGCAAAATTATCTCAACAATTAGTTGATAAATTATTTGGAGAAGAAGCACAAGATAACGGAACAATAGAACTTGAGGGGAATACTATTGACTATAAGGTTGATGAAACCAATATAACTTTGACAGTCACCAATGAAGCTAATAAACAAACAGTTATTACTTTTCCTCTTAATAGTTTTACTTTCTAGCTGTACTGTCTTTTATGATGATGCTTTACAAAATCAAAAGATTTCGAAGTATGCTGAAAGAGTTGGAGTTATTAATAAAGAAATAGAAACTATTTTACCGGCAGAAAAAAAACCTATAGTAGCTATATACCCAACATCTTTTACAGACCAAACAGGACAAAGAAGAAGTAATAGTAATTTTGCTACGTTTAGCACAGCAGTCACACAAGCACCATATGTGCTTTTGATAAAGACTTTGAAAGCTGTATCTAACGGAGAGTTTTTTGAAGTTGTAGAAAGAATAGGTTTAGATAATCTTACTAAAGAAAGACAACTAATAAGAAGTACCAGAGAAACATTTGATGACCCACAAAAATTAAAACCATTAGTTTTTGCAGGTTTAATTATGGAAGGAGCTATAGTCGGCTATGAAACTAATACAAGAAGTGGAGGTCGTGGAGCTAGACTTTTAGGCATAGGTTTATCAAAACAATATAGACAAGATACTGTCACATTGTCTTTGAGAACTGTATCTGTTTTAACCGGCAGAGTTCTTATAGAAGTCACAGTATCTAAAACGATATTAAGTGTTGGTACTAATCAAGACGCTTTTAGATTTATAGAAAATAAAACCGAATTGATTGAAATAGAAAATGGTGATGTAGAGAATGAAAGCGTGACGATAGCAGTTCAGGCAGCTATTGAAGAGGCTATCCTTGCTACAATAAAAAAAGGAATTGAAAAACAATATTGGAGCTATAAAGAATGAGAAAGTATTTACCAGTAATTATTTTTATAAGTATAAATATTTTTGCTACAGACAATGAAATATCTATAGACCAAGCAGGAGCTACGGCAAATATAGATATTGAGCAGCTTGGGTCTGGAAATTTAATCGGTGGAGCTTCTGCTGTATCAGGTACTATGACACCATTAGACTTAGATGGTGCAACAATGACACTTGATGTAAACCAATTAGGTAATTCAAATATATTTAAAGGCGATATATATGCTGATAGTTATACAGGCTTTTTTGAATTTACCGGAGACTCTAATACATTTGCTATACAGACAGACCCTAACAATACTTATGGTGCAGACAGTTCTAATGTAAATGTACAAGTATCAGGGTCATCAAATGCTTTTACTTTTAGTCAAGCAACTAATGCACAAGCTTCTACATTAGATTTAGATTGGACAATAAATGGCTCTAACAATTCAATTACATCTGCAATTGACCAAGACTTAGCTACAAACTATATGAACATAGATGGGTCTGATAATACTGTGACATTTGATGGTGACGGCTATCAGGGAGCATATTTCCATTTGACTCATACAGGAGGGTCAAGAACAATAAATGTCACACAACAAAGCACACTCGATAATGATTGGCTCAAGATTACTTCTAACGGCTCTAATGGTACTTTCTGTGTCAATCAAAACGACCAAGGCACAAGCACAAGCTGTTGATATAGGAACTGTAGAACAAGTATCAGGATATGCCAGAATAGAACGTGACAAAGGTTATGATGTAATTACAGACTTTGGCATACAGTCTTACGACAAAGCACAAACAGAAGCAGGTCGTATGGGTATAAGATTTATAGACGACACGAGTATTCGGATTACTGAACACTCAATGGTTGTTATAGATGAATTTGTATTTGACCCAAACCCAGATAATTCTAGATTAGCTTTGAATTTTGTAAAAGGTACAGCAAGATTTACTTCAAGCCTTACAAATAAAATATCTAAAAAAAATATAAAACTGACAACAAATAGTGCAGTTGTAGGTATTAGAGGCACAGACTTTACAATAACAGTAGAGCCAGATACAGGTAAGAGTTTGTTTATATTATTGCCTGATGAAGATGGCAACCCATCAGGCGAAATATCTGTGACAACAGCAATGGGTACAGTAATACTTAACAAACCCTATCAAGCAACAACAACCAGAGTATTTGAAGCTCCACCTAGTAATCCGGTTATTTTAGATTTATCTTTAGATTTTATAAATAATATGTTGTTGATTGCTCCACCTGAAGAAGAAAAAGATATAGACGAAAATACTGAAAGCAAACAAGAAGATAACTTGTTAGATTTTGATGAATTAGATGTAGATTATTTAGCTGATGACTCATTGGATAAAGATGAACTTGAGTTTACAGAATTAGACTATGACGCTCTGAATGTAAATTTTTTAGAGGATTTATTAGATATAATTACTGAGCTAGATGTTTTAGATAATGAAGAAGAATTAACTCAAACAATTTCAGCAGTAAATATAGAGGGGACTACAATAGGACAAGACCAGAAAACACAAATTACTACAATAGTTTCTGGTCAAGAAGTTAAATTAACAAGGTCAGTAGCGTCATCTACTTCTATACAAATAGATAGTGGAGAAAGCTACTTAGTAGTTTTAGAACAAGATGGTGTCACTAATCAAGTCAAAGTAAATGGTGGTGGCTCTTCTGTAATAGTAATAAGGCAAAGTCAATGAAAAAAATAATTTTAATTTTAACTACATTTTTATTAGTAATAAGCTGTACAAAAACAATTGTTGCGTTTGATGAAAATACTAACGAATTTGTAGTACAAAAAGGTAAACCAACAGAAGGAACTATAACTTTAAATGAAGGAGATAGTTGTCAGGTAGTTGATGATTTATTTATGGTTTGTGGTCAATGAGTAAAATTTTATTAGGTGTAATAGCAGTTTTAATTTCTATATGTGGATTTTTGTATTGGCAAAATTCTTCTTTGCAATCTTTGAATAGAGCTTATGAGTTGAGAGACCAAGAACAAAAAGAAGCTATTGAGAGTATGCAACAAGATTTTGAAATGCAAACAAGAGGATTAGTAGAACTACAATCAAGAAATCAAGAAATTCAACAAGAAATGAATAGGTATCTTGATATTTTCAAACGACATAATCTTAGTAAGTTAGCAGCAGCTAAACCGGGATTAATAGAAAAGAGGGTGAACAATGGAACAAAAGAAGTATTTGACGGCATTGAACAAGACAGCCGTATTATTGATAGTCTTGATGACGGCTTACAGTTGCAGTCTAATCCCTAAACAAGTTGACATACTAAGTAAACCTATAGAAAGAACAATAGCTCAACCGGTCATGCCGAGAGAGATAAATCTTAATGAGCCATATTGGTTTGTAGTATCAGAGCTTAATGTTGATGAATTTTTAGAAAGAGTAAAAAAAGAAGAAGGGCGAATAGTCTTTGTAGCTATGTCAATTCCTGACTATGAGTTGATGGCTTACAATATGCAAGAACTAAAGAGGTATATAAATGAACTTAAAGAAGTGGTGGTCTACTATAGAAAAGTCACTACCAACGAGGAATAAGAAAATGAAGATATCTAAAGAGGGCATTGCTCTTATTAAAAAGTTTGAAGGCTTAGAACTTACAGCCTATCAAGATAGTGTTGGTATATGGACAATAGGTTGGGGTCATACC